CAAACGTACCTCCACCCGGGATCCGTCCTCGCTCGCCATACATCAACCGTCCAACACCCTTGTTGATCATGTCAAACAAGAGATCTCGAGCAGATGGAAGTAGCACATCGTTCACGATATAATCACGAACCTGCTTTCCATCAGTCGCCAAGAAGGTCTCTCGAAACTTCTGACCAAACGGCTTCTTCTTGACCTTAACCGATCCAGAAACCACCTTTTCGACCGGGGTCTTTTCTTTGGCTGGAGCCTTTTTCTGCTGGCTATTGCCTGCATAGTCGGTCTTTTCTGCCATGTTTCTCCTTAAATGATGTTGTGGTTATCAGGCTGCGGGCTTGTCGGGGTCAGGTGAAGTCTCCGAAGGAAGCTCTGGGAGAACGCCCTTCATGAACTCAGCGGCCTTCTCTTCGTTGGTAGCAAGTTCCATGAAAAGAACATTGTAAGCCATCGTCTGCGAAAACCGCTCACGAATGGCATCGGACTTGACGAACCGAAGCACGCCCTGGTCCTGAATCTGCTCGCCGACACCCATGAGAACGATTTGCTTGAAGATTGCAACAAGACTCTTACGGTCCTTCGTGTCGATGATCTTCTGGATCATGCCCTCGAAGCCGGCATCGAACTCGACCTCCAGCTCCACGAGCTCGGGCTGCGAGATATCGAAGTACCAGGTGGAATCACGCGTCTCGCCGTCGTAATCCTTGTACGGGCCGATGGTTCGCTTGAGCATTCGTTGTTCTCCTTGTCGGAATATGACAAGACCTAGGCTCCTTGTAGGGAGCTTTCGGCCTTGATGGGACTACTCGGGGACTTGGTCCTCCTCGTCTTCATCGGTGATGCGGTCCTCGTAGGAGAACTTGATCTCTTCGAGACCGAAGATCTTCCTCCCGAGGGCAGTCACTGCGAGGACGCCGATAGCGCTGATGATAGCGCCTCCGACGGCCACGAATGCTGAGTACCCAAGGGGGGCATCTTCGATGACGGTGATCTCCTTCTTGTTGAGGGCTTTTCTCACAGAATCGTTCAAGGTGGTCTCCTTGTTCTATGGGTGTCTTCTCACTACACGCCGTGTAGCTTCTGCGGGCCTAGCGGCTTTACATAGTTAAACGTGAAAGCCAGGCATGGAACGCCTTTATCTGTGAGAGTCGGTGTGAACACAAGATCCATCAACCCGGTTTCAATGTCCCAACCAAGGTTGTCGATGTGGTGATTCGGGTAGACATCAAGTTCATAGTAGAATTCTTTGATAGACATCCAATGCTCTTTAAGCAGTCTTTCGTTTACTCGATTGACTGCGGTTTTGAGTGTTTGCATGTCAGACTCAAAATATCGACCAGTCGTCAAATCACAACAGAGACTATCTCCGCCAGCAGCAATGATGACCTCTTTTGTTTGACTATGAGGAATGACTTTTTCCATCTGTTCCTCGACGACAGCTGCTTGAACCTTCTCGGCCTTACTTTTACCAAGGGTTTCCTCTACCTTGGCTTTGTATTCGGTAAATGCTCTCTCGGTAAGAGAATATGCTGCAACGGCGGCAGCAGTCCTTCTCGTATGTACTCGATGAGACCCGAAAACGCATGCAACTGTGGCGCCGCCGGCAATTGCTGCAGGTACAAACTCCGGCCACACTATCTTTGCTTTCTGCGCAAAGCTCTGTTGCTCGTGAGGATCTGCGTCTTCGTCATTCAATTTCTTGGATGCATTGAATGCACCTTTTGCACTCAAATATGCGGTGGTTACTACTCCACCGGCAGCAAGCGCTGTCATGATCTCAGGTGAATTAAATGTCACCTTTTTGATCACTTGATTAATGAGGGTATTTAGACTCATCGGCGCTTCCGCATCTCGCGAACGAAAATCCAGATGAGCCAGAGTCCGCCCGTAATCAGGACCATGAAGCAGTCAAACAAAAACGACAAACATCCATACTCACTCATGGGTTGCTCCTTTCTTTTATAGAGTGGCAAAAGGGAAATGAGAAGCAGGGGCTGCTGGTCCATCTAAAACCAGCCGTTAAGCCTTTTCGGCCGCCAGGTGGGTAAGAGCTTGCTGTGGTCTTACGCCTTAAGTGTCTCACCTTCTTCTCATTAGGGGAGTTGTAAATTTTGCGAGACAACCCTATACCAACTGTAGGTGTTGGTACAGTTGGTACGGGCGAGGGGTCAGTCCTCCTCGGGCTCGGGCTTCTCGGGCTCGGACTCGGGGGACGGGGTCTCCTTGCGGGACTCCTTCCAGGCGGCGAACTTGCCACGGCCGAGGTTGATGGCCTTCTTCCCGACGGTGATGGTGCCGACGACGGCCGCTGCGGTGAACAGCACGGCGCCGACCTTCTCGGTCAGGGAGAGGTTCTCATCCTCTTCCGTGAGCACGATCTCCTCCGGGTCGGTGGTCTCGGGCTCGGTGGTCTCGTCTTCCATGGTTTCTTCTCCTTGGTTTTCGGGTCAGAGGGGGGTTGGATTCCTCATTATGCACGTTGTAGATCTTGCGAGAATATGACAAGCCCAAAAACCCTTGTAGGGCTCTTGAACTGAGGTCATTACAGTCCATGTAGCTTTTGCGACCGTTTTTGCGCGTATGCGTGAGTTACATGAGGCCAAATATTCCCATTTTGCCGCATTGCCCTCTAGATTGTTGTCTAAGCGATTTCATACAAGTTAGGGGGTAATTATACTACTTTAGTGCCAAGAGGTCGTTAGACAGCATTCTAGAAGGGTGTTTTTCTGAAAGTTTGCCGAAAAATCCCCCCGGGCAATTTTTGGGTGAAAAATTAGATGCCTTGTAGGAAATATGTGGAATGAGCTCAGAAGCCGTGTAATTTTGTATGTCTTACACGGCTTCTGAGCCGATTCCTTCCTTCCGGGCTAGTGCTTCTTGCCGATGAAGGGCAGCTGGATCTTCGAGGTCCAGACGTTCTTGGTCTCGAACAGCATCACGCCGATCCCGAGGCCGAGGTTGAACAGGCCGGTGACGATCACGTCACGACTCACAGGGTCAGCCTTCTTGGGCTTCACCTTGTTGAGGCGTTCGGTGACCGACAACAGGTCCTTGTACTCGTCGGATCGGGGGTCGAGCGACGCCATCTCATCCAGGACTCGCGTCTGTTCCTTGATGATCGGCTGGGGCTTCTTGAGGTTCTGGAGCATTCTCCTCCTTCAGTTGGGTCTCATTATAGGCCGTGCCTATCTTGCGAGGCCCATTAGCCCTTACGCTGCGGATTCTTTGGACGCCTATCCAAACGTTCGCCACCAACGTTCTTTACTCGAAGGGTAACGGTGTCCTTGTCCTTGAACTGGTCAGGGTGCTCGTTCCAAGCAGCCGTTAGGTCGGGATTCTCTCCCTCTCCTGGTGAAATGAACAGATCACCATCGAAGTTGTTAGGATTAGCCAGCTCTGCTTGTCGGAGCATAGCAAGATATGCGGTGTAGCTGTCCTTACTTCGCTTTAGAAGTAACCCAAGAAATGCGTTAACCGCGGCAATTGTGCCGACGATCTTCCCGGTGGTATCAAACCCCCAAATACCACTAAGCGCGAAGATGAACGCGCCGAGGGCTGGGAGAAAGATCTGAGCCACCCAGTTAAGGCGGTCATAGATCTTGTCATCGGTAATGAGCATCAGTCTTCTTCTCCTTCAACTAGTTCGATTGTCGGGTATGCGGCAAACCCATCTTCATCTAGAATCTCGGCATGCTCTGTAACACGCACTTTAGTTCCAGGTATCCCGTCTGCTCTGACGGTGACGATGTCGCCAAGGTTGTAATCTTCCCTAAACCTTACACTGAGTCCGTTCTGGGAAATATCAGCGCTAGTAAGGGCAAGCCTTTTCTGTTTAGCCAGTGCCTGTCTCCCCCTAGTGGCAAGACGCGAAGATATGGTTGATACTTCTCCGCTAGTAAGCGGCTCCTTGTACTTCTCGTCCACATCTTTCGCTTCGACAATAATCCATCGCCTAGAATACCCACTGGTCGAGCCTTGATGGACGACAGTCTGAACGTAGGTGCCAATTACAAGCGCTGAGTTCTTGAGTTTACGAATCGTCTCAAGCGCCTCATATTGCTCGACGTCTCCAGAATCCATGGTCAATGCCACAGTCGAAGATCGATCAATTCCTCTATGCACCTTGAATACAACGTTAGTTCCGGTGCTATTTGGGCGAATGGTTTTGATCCCAAGATTGTCAATCTCCAGAAGCTCCAGAACACGTTCGTGTACTGTGCCGGCGGCGATCTTTCTTGGTTCTGACGTGAGCACTGATGAGATGTCCGTATTTGTGGTCAAATATGGTATTTCATCATTATCGTCAACCAGCAAACCGGCCTCTGTGTGCGCTTGAATCAACCCAACGATTTGGGTTTGCGTCGAGTGGTCTTCCATTAGGAAGTCGGTATCTTCTCCAACCTTAGGAAACGTGCCCTCTGCTCCAACCACGCGATTCTCAAGGACTGGCGCCTCCAAAGACCTTCCTGTCGTTGTAACAATGGCTTCACCATCTACGTCTTTTGACGTAATATGATCTTCCACCATCATTACTTCACTAGTCCCAGTGTGTGAAACAAAGCAGCCGATAGGTAGTAGTGTCTTGAAACCATCTTCGATGTTACTGACGATCTTTAGTTCGCCAGCCTCTCTGAACCTCTCGATCCAAGTGACGCTTTTAGCTACTGGAAGAATTTTGCCATCACGCATTGGTTGATTTGAGGCGCTTAGGAATCTAAACAGATCCATTAGACCCCCCAGTACGACACGTAATGATCGATCTTGTTCCACTGAACCGTGTGATTTGTATGAAATGCGTTACTACCCGGGAAAATGATCGGCCAAATGGAACCCATCTGAATTGCATCGCCGAGATGGATTCTAGTGCTACCTCTCTGGATATAAAGATACTTGTTCCGAGCTTCACTTGAGAAGTGCAAAACGTCGTTATCCAGGAACCCCCCATACGGGCGAACATCAAACGTCCACTCAGGACTCCCGCCTTGCGGCGACATGATGAACGACGAATAGGAGGCACTAAACTCTACTTCAAACCTAAACCCATGGGCAGCAGTAGAGACGTTGTCAACGATCGTAATGTTGTCTTCTGAGACTGCTGGGTGGTCTTCATCCCCAATAAGGACAAACCTTGACGGGCTTTGAAGAAGTGGGTTCTTAGAGCAGTTGAACGTAATCTGCACTTCCGGGGTGGCTGTAAAGTGGGCAACTTCGATTTTCGAAACCGTCCCAGAGATCGAGGCAACGTCTTCGCCATCAGCGATAAAGACGATTCGGACAACCCCCGTCCGAGACGACTGAATCAACCGGTAAAGTCGATCCCGAAGCTCGGAAAAGGAGTTGTCATCAGGCTCCCCATAGCGGGGATTCAAACCAATCAGTGCTACAGGCTCACGCTTCTTTTGAGCCATCTGGTAGTACGTCTTGGTTGAATCCCCGCTCGTTCCGTAGAACTGGGGAGTCAGCTCATCAGCATCAAGAGGCGCAATACTCTTGCACTGATAGGGGTTTAGACTTCTTGGATCCCTAAAGCTCAACTCGATGACGTCGGAGGAGCCTTCCGGGCGTAGTTCCACGCTTGTAACTCTCATGATGCTAGCCCTAGCTCCTTCGCAGCCCTTGCAACTTGGCCATTAGTCTTCCGATAGATGTCTGCTTCCGACAGAGCCTTTGGCGAGTAGTTGTTCTGGACAAACGTAACTCCACCATCACTCTTACCAGACTGATTCGTCTGTTCATTATTACTCTTAGAAGTAGCAGAAGAAATCTGCCGTGCCGAATCAAACGACACTCCTGCGTTGATACTCTGCCCATCGATCATGGAACCGATAGCTTCTACTCCCATTTTGACGTTTGTCAAGTCAATCACTGGAGCAATAGATGGGTTGATATCAGACAGCTCTGACAAACCTTTATCCATCGCTTCGATGAGCAACCCGGCGTTCGTCTTGACATCTTTGTATGCTCTTGGAAAGTTATCGGCAATACCTTTACGGAGACCGGCGACAATCATGCTACCAGTATACATGAACCTTCTAGAAGGTGATAGAATCTTGAGAGCCAAGTCGCCAATTACTGGAATATCGCCAACTTTTTTCCTGAACCACTCTACAAAGGAGCCCCAGGCGCCACTAATACCGGACTTAAGCCCCTCAACAATGTTGCTACCTGTACTCTGAAGAGTTGATAGCGGATCACCAAAGAGGTTGACAATCTTACCAGGAAGTTTGCCAATCCAAGAACTAACAAGCGTCCAAGCATTATTGATGCCGTTCTTAAGGCCGTTAATGATGTCTGAGCCCTTTTGAAGTAGCGTGCTGCCGAGGTCGCCGATGGCGTTGAGGATCTTACCTGGGATTGAGGTAACAAAGTTGACGACGCCCACGAAAGCGTTCCACAAACCAGTGAGGAAGCCCGCGATGAGGTCGGTTCCCTTTGGTACCAGCCAATTAAGAAGATCTCCAAGTGCGTTAAAGATCTTACCTGGAAGTTCCAAGAAGAACATAAACACTGACGTAGCCATAGACGCAAGGCCGTTAATCAGACCTTGAAGAATATCGCCACCAAACTCGGCAAAGACGGTCGATGGTGAATGAATACCAAGAAGGTTCTTGAACCATTCAATCATCCCATTTACAACGTTTCCGATAGCTTCCTGAACTTCTTTTGGAAGAAGAACGTTGATGAGGCCATCAAGCATTGCCCGACCAATACGTCGACCAGCGTCTCCGATTTCTTGAGAATGCTTTTCGATTGCATCAGCCACGCCGTTCAAAAGGTCTACAACAGTTTTAGCTCCACTATCGGCAAGACTATCGGCGTTATCCCCAATGCCTTGGATTAGCGCAAGAAGCAACCCAAGACCAGCCTGAACCATGCCCTCTTGCTCATCTTTAAGTATACGGATCATACCATGGATGAGATTGTGCATGAACTCAAAGAACTTAGGAAGATTCTTGTTAGCGACGTCCAGAAGTTTACCGATAATTACACCCAACATGTCGATAAGTTCCGGGGTGCCTTTGAGGAAGTGTTTAAGCCCCTCAACTACGGCATCACCAAGAACCCCCAACCAGTGAGGCATCATCCCGACAAACGTGTCCATTGCTTTCATGAAGAGGTCAATTCCTTTACCCCCGGCATCACACATGTGTTTAATAGCTTCTGCCAGTAGCCACGCGCCAGCACCAAACGCAAGAACGCCAATACCGACAAACGTAAGCGCTACACCAAAAGCAAGAATCAACGGTGAAAGAAGGCCAAGGGCAGCAAAGGCCAAACCGAGGGCAAGAATGGCAACCACCATCATCCCAAGTCCCTTTGCTAGATCACCAAACTTCATTTCTGCAAATCGCTTAATTGCGTCTGCAAGAACAAGTAGGCCGTATGCCATAATGACTACCGCTGCGCCAGCAGCAATAGCCTCAGGGCCAACAAGACCGATTCCGTAGATAGCCCCTGTAACGGCAAGTAGGGCTATAGCAAGCCCTGCAAGACCTTTAGTTAGATCCCAGCCGTCCATGTTACCGAAAATCTGAACAACTCTGGCAACACCGTTAAGAGCAAGCGCCATCATCAGGAGACCGAGACTGGCCTTTTCAAGGTCAAGCTTCTTCATCGCATACAAAGTACCGACAATAATGCCCATACCAATACCCAGACCGATCAAACCGTTCTTGATGACGGTCCATTCAAGACTTCCCATGTTTTCAACGGATCTAGTCAAGAGCAGCATCGCAATACTTACTCCAACGAGGGCCATAGCAACACCAGAAAGTGTTACTGGACTTCCCATCAGGCGAATTGCTCCACCAAGACCGCCAAGAAGAAGTCCGACAGCAACCAGGCCTTGAGCAAGATCACCCTTGTCGTTCATTTCACCAAGCTTCTTGACGGCAAAGGTCAAGAGGAATAGCGCTGTGGAAAGCCCAAGAAGGGTAGCAGCAACGCCGACAAACGTCTTTTCTTGTTTGCCCATCAAAAGAATAGCTGCGGTTAGACCTGTGAGCAGAGCACCAACACCGACAAGCCCTTGAGCAAGATCACCACGGTCATTCATCTCTCCAAGAACCTTTACCGCGAAAGCCAAGATCAGGATTGCTGTAGCAATACCCCTAACCATGGTGGCCATAGCGGCGAGCTTTTTCTTACCGCCAGCTACTTTGTCCATTTGGCGCATAGACACGGTGATTCCGACAAGCGCAGCAGCAACTCCGCCAACGCCAGCCGCCAACTTATCTGGCGAGATAAAGGAAAGCGCGATCATCGAAGCGGCAAGCAAGCCGACAGAGATCGCAATCCTTTGGAGGGACTTCCACTTCAGAGACTTCTGGTAAGACTTAAGAGTACCTTTAGCCGTGTCCATTGTCTCTGTGACTTTCTTCATGGTGTTCTTCATTTCACCAGTAAACCCTTTGAGGTTCTTGAAGACGCCTGACAGATTCATTCCCATTTTGAACAAAGCAAACAAGCCGCCGTTCTTAAGGGCAGTAGTCAGCTTCGGGCTGGTAACAAAGTCAACAACCTTCTCAAAGACACCACCGAGTTTGTCGCCCAACCACTGAAGACCGGACTTAACAAAGTCCCAGCCCTTCTTAATGCCCTCGGCGATGCCCATGGGGATAGCAAGTGCCGCATCCATGAACATCTTTGAGGGAGAGTGGGCGTCAATGGAGCGCATGAAGCTCTCGTACAGTTGATGACCAACGTCCTTGAGCATACCAAACCAGTCAGCTTCAGTAATCGACTTCTTGATACCGTCGAAAATGGCTGCTCCAGCTTCACCAAATTGCTTAAGCGGTCCCCAAACTTTATTAAACGCTGGGGCAAGCTTTGCCAACTTGTCGTGAAGGTCGAAGAAGAACCCAAGGATGGGTGAATCTTCTTGGAACGGACCATGGATCATGTCTTTATCCATGAGTGCGCTCTTGAACTGCTTGAGTGCTCCCTTAATCTTGCTGAGCTTGTCATAAAGATTGAAGAAGAAGCCAAGGATTGGTGAATCTTCTTGGAACGGACCATGGATCATGTCTTTATCCATGATTGCACTCTTGAACTGCTTAAGCGCGCCTATTGGGTCAGTAATCGCTACCCCGAGTTCGGAAGCAAATCGGCCAAGAGACTTTAGCAAGTCTGCAAAGCGATTGATGTAGTAGACCGCGTAAATCGTGCCACGGGTGATCATGTCGAAGAAGCTGAGGACTTTGCCTCCGGCACCTTCTGCCTTATCGGCCGCCCCGAAGAGTTTCTGGAAAAGGCCAACTACGATCCGCATTGCAGCACCGAAGATGATGCCTCCAACTTTCGCCAAAGCAATAAAGATCTGAGCAAGACCCTTAACCGGCCCGATCACGTGATGAATCACGCTTTGAAGTGCCGCAAAGAAGTTCTTAAGTCGCCCACCTTCAGATAGGAAACTTGAGACCTTAGAGATCACGTCACCAATGCTTGCGACAAACGGTACAACACCGTTCTGGACAGACCCCTTAAAGAGATCTCTGAATACGGTCACGACTAGTTTACCGACCTGCCAAAGGACCGAACCAACAATCTTTACCACAGAGAAGAAACCTTTAAAGACCCTACCGATTGCCTCGGTAGTCTTCTTCGCTGGCATCAACGTCTTAGTGAAGTTACGAACCCGATCGGTGAGGAACAACAACCCTTCGACCGTCTGCCTTGGAAAGACCTGCCTGAACGCTTTCTGAATCGGTTTGAGCACAGCAAGAAGTGATGCCCAAATCCGAACAAACGCCTCAATGGCCGCGTTACGACCACCAAAAGCCGCCCAACCCTTTAGGAGGTTGTTACGAGCGTCAGACGATTTACTAACGATCCCGCTAATGGCGTTGTTCATTCCGGTGAAAAGCGCAGTAGCTCCATCAAAGTCGCCAACAATGGTACGGAAAGTTTCAGACCATCCTGACCCAATTGATTCCTTTACCGTGCTAACTAGCTGAGTAAGGGTACGAACCTTGGTGGCTGCTTCTTCACCGAGCTTCTGCTGGTGCTTAAACCATTCAATCTGTTTCTTATCCAAACCAAGCGTTGCCATTTGGGCGTCGTCAAGATCTCCAGCCATGATCTTAAGGTACTGCGACATAACGTCGGCCTTAAGCCAGCCTTTTTCAAGCGACCCATTGAAGTCGCTCTGAATATCCTTAGCCGAGAGCCCTGCATCAGCAACTGTACCCATCGAATCTGCTAGTTCAATAAGGCCCTGCTGCATGTTCTTGTTACCCATTCCAACGTTCTGAAGAGAACGCCAGTCCATGAGTCGAATCTGACCAGCAGACAACGCCTGTGACAATTGGTAGGCAGCAGATGCCGCGCCTTCAGCATTTGTGCCTGAGGCAGCAGCAGCATTAGAAAAGCCCTTAATCATCGAGGTAGCATCGCCTACGCGAATACCGGCATTAGTAAACAGACCAATGTTCTTAACCATCTCACCAAAGTTATAAATGGTCTTGTCTGAGTACTTATTCAATTCATCAAGGTTGGCAGTTACCTCTGGCAACTTAGTACCAAACCTGTCGGTATTTGCAAGAATCGTTTGAATAGCGCCAATGTTGGTCTGGTATTCAGAAAAGCCATCCTTCAATGGCCCAAGCGTAAAGCCTTGGCCAATCTGCGCAAGCTTTCCACCAATTTGCGTCACAAGCCCACTGACAACCGCGAAGATCCCGGCAGCCATTGCAACCCACTTAGCGCTAATCTTATCTGGCTGATCAACCATGTTTGATGCGTCAAATTTATCGACTGCCCCTTGAGCATCAGCTACGGCATTGACAACGGGTTCAGCATTGAATTTACCCATCGCCGCCTGCGCATCAC